CCAGATAGGGATAAACAACTTCAGATTAAGTCTGATGTGATGCACAAGCTATCAGGTGCAAGGGGTGAAAAGGTTATTATTGCTTTTAACAACAATGCAGAAAGCAAAACAACAATAGACGATGTTCCTTTAAACGATGCTCCTGCTCATTACGAATACCTTTCAAATGAATGTACTGGAAAGCTTATGGTATCACACCGTATTACTTCGCCATTACTTTTAGGTATTAGAGATGGTAATTCTGGACTAGGAAACAACGCAGACGAAATAAAAACTGCTTCACTACTATTTAACAACGTTACTATTAAACCATATCAGGATTTAATCACTGATGCAATGGATGATATACTAGCTGTTAATGGTGTTAGCCTTAAATTGTATTTTAAGACCTCTCAGCCGCTTGAATTTATAGAAACCGATAATGCCATCACTGACGAAGCTAGGGAGCAGGAAACAGGCGTTAAAATGTCTAAGGAGGAGCAGTCGTTTGAAGATAACGAAATGTTTGAACTACTTGAAGAGTTTGGCGAAGATGAAAATTTAGAAGAATGGGATTTAGTAGATGAAAGACCAGTTGATTATGACCAAGAAGAAGCTTTAGACAAAATGATTGGTTTGGCTTCTACAGGTAGCGCAAGGTCAAATGCCAAAAGTGAACAAGATGGCGAAAACAAAGAAGGGCTAAGATTCAGAGTACGTTATCAATATGCACCATTAAGAACTCAAGCTAATAGTAGAGAGTTTTGTAAGAAAATGGTATCAGCTAAAAAGATATACAGAAAAGAAGATATACAACAAATGAGCAAAAAGCCTGTAAATGCAGGTTGGGGTAAAGGTGGAGCAGCTACTTATGATCTTTGGTTTTACAAAGGCGGTGGTGCTTGTCACCATTTTTGGATGCGTAAAACATATATGGCAAAAGCCGAAGGTGTAACTCCTGATGTTGGAAATCCAAACGCTGAGGTAAGTGTAAATCAAGCTAAGAAAGAAGGTTTTAAACCTGAAACAAACGATAAAAAGGTAGCGACTAGACCAGTTGATATGCCAAATAAGGGATTTGTAAAAAAATAATATGGCACAAGGATTATTCATAACAAGAAAAGACTTAGTTAAATTTACATCGGTAAACGGCGGTGTAGATACAGACAAGTTTATTCAATATATAAAAATAGCACAAGATATTCACATTCAGAATTATCTAGGAAGCGACTTATTTAATAAAATAGAAGCAGACATTGAAGGTAGCACATTAGCTGGTGATTATTTAAGCCTTGTAACGGACTATATAAAGCCTATGCTGATACATTGGGCAATGGTTGAGTACTTACCCTTTGCAGCATATACAATCGCAAATAAGGGCATCTATAAGCATAATAGCGAGAACTCACAAAACGTTGAAAAAGACGAGGTTGATTTCTTAATGGAAAAAGAAAGAAATATTGCTCAGTATTACACTGAAAGATTCATTGAATATATGAGCTTTAATGCATCAACTAAATTCCCAGAGTATTACACCAATGCAAATTCGGATGTATACCCTGACAAAGACGCAAGTTTTGAAGGATGGGTTTTATAAAAAGATCGTACAAACCAAAAGAGAAAAACGTTAAAAGGTTAATTCAATACCTTAAAAAAGAATATATAACAAAAAGTATAAAAAATTATTGTTATAATATAGATAAGACAAAAATATGAGTTTTGGAGCAATATATTGTGAAAGTTGGTTTGGTTTAAGAAATGCAGCAAATTCTTGGGGTAAAATTTACCCTGTTTGTGATGGTATTACAGCAGACTCAACGTTAGTAACAAGTGATTCAACATTATACAGAGCAGATCAAACATAATATTAAAAAATAAATAATGGCTAAACAAGTAATTAATATAGGTACAACTGCCAACGATGGGACGGGTGATCCTTTACGTTCTGCATTCGATAAAGTGAATGACAACTTTACTGAACTCTATTCAGATGATGCAGGAGACGTTAATTCAATAACTGCTACAGCACCAATCGTAAGAGATTCACCAGATGGCAGCGTAACTATTTCATTGGCAGACGATGGCATCACTTATGCAAAGCTAGGAACTGAATTTAAAACTTCGGCAGCAGTTGCAGCTTTGGCTGTAGATTTTTCTTCTGCTCAAGTATTTACTAAAACAATAACAGCAGATTCTACATTTACTTTTACAAACGTAGGAATTGGAATGGTTAAGGATTTAATTCTTACAGGTGACTTTGTACCTACATTTCCAGCAGGAAGTAAAATTGTAGCAGGAACTTATGACGGAACAGTTTCTAATTTAATTCAAATAGTAGTGGCAGGAAGCGGAGACTACTGGTTATCAATCTCAAAAGCACAATAAGATGAAAGCAATAGAAATAGATGGAAACATCAAAACTTACAGAAGTATTCCACAGACTTGGGAAGATGCAAATGGATTGCACCTAAACTTTAGACGTGCTAAACATTCAGATTACGGTCTTTACGATGTTGTTACACCTGCATACGATTCTCAAAGCCAAAAGCTAGGTTCTTTGGCATTCAATAAGAAAAAGAAAGTATTTACATACGCTGTAATTGACATTGACTTTGATGCTACTTACGAGGTGCTAGGTGACGATATGGAACCAACAGGTGAAACCAAACCTGTTTACGATATAGATGCCTTAAAAACTGAGAAAATATTAGACATTAAATCACAAGCAGGAAGTTTATTGAAGCCTACTGATTGGTATGTTATAAGAAAAGCAGAAAGAGCTATTGATATACCTGAAGAGGTAGCAGCAGAACGCTTGGAAGTTATTACAAAATCCACTACATTTGAAGAAGAAATTAATGCGTTAGAAACGTATTTAGATGTAAAAAAATACTCTTATAGTTTTTCACCTGAAATAGACTAATATGCTCGGCAAGAGATTAATAAATTCAAATGATGCAGGCGCACCTCCTAGCTCTTGTACTACCAACACCAACGACTATCCTACTACAAATGTAGCATACTACAAGATGTCAAGTGCTGCGGATGAGAAGGGTACTTACAACGGCACAGCTACAAACGTAAACTTTAACGTACAGGGTAAGTTTGGAAATGCTGCTGGTGGATTTGCTTATAACAAATATATTACTTTTCCGGATTTAGGAGGATTTACAAGCAACACCTCTGATGCCGATGGGGCATTAAGCATATGGTTTAACTTAAATTCAATTCCTGCTACAAGTTCTAATTTTTACTCATTGATAGATAGAGGTAATCCAAACTCTTTTTCTTCTACTTATCAAGCATTAGAATTGACTGTTTTTGGTACATCTAATGCAAATGAAGTTACCTTTAATCTTAGAAGAGGTTTTAGTGGAACTAATTATGACGCATCTTCATATTCCTCTACCGCAACAACCTTAACTGCTAACGCTTGGTATAATTTAGTTGTTTCTTATGTGGCATCTACAAAAACCGCTACATTTTATTTGAATGAAAATTCCATCGGTAGTTATAGCTTAACCGTTTCTTCTGGCGGCAGAACTATTGATTCGGGATTTAATATAGGAAGTTACGGCAATTCATCAAGTTACTCAGCCTATGCTTGGGATGGTTTAGTAGACCAAGTAAGAATATTCGATTCAGCTTTAAACGCTACTCAAGTAGAACAGCTTTACAATGAGGTTTACTGTGTGCCTACTATAGTGCCTACAGACCATTTTGAGCCTGTTATATATACTGGTAATGGTGGTACTAAACAAATAACTACTTTAGATTTTCAGCCAGATTTTACTTGGATAAAGAGCAGGAATGCAGTGGGTTCACATATAGCAACCGATTCGGTAAGGGGAAATGGTAAAGAAATATATACAGACCTAACAAACGCACAAGGAACGGTTAACAGAATATCTCTTACTTCCACAGGATTTGATGTAGTGAGTGCAGGCTATCCAAATCAAACCAACAATACCTTTGTATCTTGGAACTGGAAAGCAGGAGGCGCAGCAGTATCAAATACAGATGGTACAATAACAAGTCAAGTATCAGCTAATGTAGATGCAGGGTTTAGTATTGTTGAATATAGTGGAACTAATAGCGTAACAGACACAGTAGGTCACGGATTAAGCGAAACACCTGAAATGGTTATTGTAAAAAACACTAGTGCTTCTAAAAGTTGGGCAGTTCGTCACGCTGTTTTAGCTTCAACTCAAAATATATTTTTAAATGCTACTAATGGAGCAACAACTATTACAGCAACAGCAACTGGTGGTGTTGGAGTTATAAATAGCACAACATTTGGTTTTGCTGCAGGAGGTACAAACGCTAGTAACGTAAATATAAGTGGTAATGATTTTATAGCCTACTGCTTCCATTCAGTAGATGGCTTTTCTAAGATAGGGTCTTATACAGGAACAGGTGCAACTGGTAATACTATTGTAACAGGGTTTAGACCTGCTTTTGTAATGATAAAGCAAACTTCAAGCATAGGCGCTGACAATCATTGGAATATGTGGGACAACAAAAGAGTCGAAGAGGATATGTTAAGAGCTAATACAAATAGTTCAGAATTTGCAGGTCCAGGTCGGATTGATTTTTTAAGTAATGGATTTGAAATGCTTGATAGTGACACATCAAGAAATACAAGTGGTGGAACCTACATCTTTATGGCGTTTGCCGAAGAAGCTCTACCAATTGTAACAAGAAACGCAACTAACCCATTTGGAGATTCAAGTGAATTAGCTTTATATAAGTTTGAAGATAATGCTAACGATGCCGAAGGTAATTATAACGGTACTGCAAGTAATGTGACTTATGCTTCAGGGTATATAGATAAAGCAGCGGTGTTTAATGGCTTAC